CTCATTGCTACACTTAAACCTTCATTAATTTCAGTGTATTCAGTTAATAAATTGTTTAATTGTGCATCCCATGATTCAAAAACGCTCATATCTGTTTCTAAAACATCTTTATCTTTGAATGTTTGACCAAATGCCTTAAATGTATCACCTGGTGTTGTTTGTGCTTTATGCTTCATCCATGATGTTTTATCCATCTCATCTACTGGCATTGTTTCTTCAAGTTCAGGTGTATGTGCACCAAAGCTTGCCATGTCATCTACTGTTGATGATGTTTCATCCATTACTCCATGATTTAAACCATGAATTGGACTCATTGTGCCATAACATTCATCAAGACCTTGTTTGTAACCTTCGTGGTACATTCTATGTTCTTGTGAACCTTCTTCAAAAGGACAATTATAACCATGTTTAGCTAAAGCATGGGCTCTACCAAAGTGGTGTGCTGCCTTCATTTTGTTTTCATGGCTTTCTTTTAATTTCTTTTTCTTTGCTTTTTTCTTTTCATCGTACTCAATGTCTTTGGTAACTTTCTTTCCAGCTTTTTCAGCTTTCTTGTCGTCCTTACCTTTATGTTTCATATCGTACTCTAAATCTTTAGTTACTTTTTTACCAGCTTTTTCGGCTTTATTATCAGCCTTTGTGCGGCTTTCAAGTGTTGTTGTGCTTCTTCCCATACCTAATCCACCTCTACTTGTGCCGTCTACTCCGGCTTGTTGTAATGTTTCTGCTTCTTCGATACCCTTTTTTGTAAAGAGTGATTTAACTTTTTGACCTAAACTTTTCTTTTCAAGATCGTCTAAAGGATTTCTTGGGGCACTTCCTTTAGGTGCTTTTGGCATTTTATGTGTTTCTGGTTGTACAACTTTAACGCCACTTGGTAATTTATAATCTTCTAGTGTTGTTTGACTACGACCGGCGCCTAATCCTGCACCGTCAACATCCATGCCACCGGTATGAGGAATGTCTGCTTCTTCAATACCTTCTTTATGTAATTTGCTTAATGTTTGTGCTAAACGTGCTTGTTTACCTAACTTGCCTGAATCATGTTTGTGTTTTGCTGCAAATGCTGCTGTTGACATACCTGCTTTTTTTGCTTTAGCACTAAATGCACCAGGATGTTTAATTGCTTTTTGAATCCATTTATCTTCATCCATTGATTCTTCAGATACAGGTTGTGTTGTTGAAGCATTAGCAGGTTGAGTTGTACTCTGTTGCTGTTGCTGTTGAGGAGTTACAACTGTAATCTTTTTATCTTGTGATAATTGTTTGATTGCCGGACCTAAAGTTTTTTGTAATTTAGGATCATTAATAGTTACTACACCTGCACTTGCTGGTTTATTGCTACCTTGTTGCTGTACAGGAACAGGAATTGGAGCATCTTCTGATAATCTTTGTTTTTTAATTTGATGAAAAACATCTTTAAGAGATAATCTACTAGCAGGTGCTACATCGACTGATTCTTTAAGAACTTTTTTACCTGCTTTAGGTGTTGTGTTGGTTTCCTTGATAGGCTTATTTTGCACTTCAGAAAACTTTTCTAACATTTTTTTCATATCCATTTTAATAATCCTTTATGCTCTTGATCTTGTGCCAATTGGCGGTTTAGCTGGTCTAGTAATTTTTGACATTGGGCTTTGATCACCTAATTTTTTGTCATCCAAATATGGCTTGAATGGATCAAACGCATCCTTAGTTTCTTTTGCTGCGTAAGGCATGTTAATTTTATCATCCTTAGCCTGATCTTTAATGCTGTTCAAATATGAACCTGCATATTCTTTACTTGCTTTTTTGCCGTTGTCTTCCATTTCTTCGTGTGTAAGAACTGGACTATGTTTCATTTGATTAGCGTATAATTCTGACTCATGGTCAACGCTATCATCATATTTTGTATCTATAACACGTACCATGTTCAAGTTATGACCTAATAATTGTGCCATTTGCTGAATCATTGGTTCGTTTGCAGGATAACGAAATTTAGCTTTAATAATACATACACGTTGATTTTCTAAATCAGGGAAACCATATGGAGACTTTTGTATTGGTGTGTAAGTTGGTTTGCTAATTTCTTTAGGATCAAACTTGCTAGTAAGATTATATGTGAATAATTCTAGGAAGTTATCGGTAACGTCCCCTGCGATTTTTATAGTGTAATCATAGGTATGTACACTTTCTGCTATATAATGTTTTAAACTTTTCATATTGGATTCCCTATACTATATTTATCATTGATCCTGATTTTTATTATTCAGAATTTTAAGTAATTCATTGCGATCTAATTTCTTGCCTTCACCTACTGTGGTAATTTCAACTTCATCATTCTTAGCGGCAGCTTTTTGATCTAATGCTGCTTTTTTAAGCTGTAATTCAATAGTTTTAAGCTTTTTGTTGATTTTAGCTGTTTTAGCTGTGATAGCATGACCCAATAAATTGCTAGCTACCCCAAATATTTCACTGCTGTATCTGCTATCAGTTTGCATACCCAAATCCATTAGGTCTTTGTAACTTGCTGTGGCAATATTAGCTAGTTCATCCATCTCTATGTCGGACATTTCTAAGCCCCGAACTTGAGGTAATGCTTGCTCAATTTTTTCTATATTAGTTAGGACCTCTGGGGTAATTTCTTGACCAGGATCAAGAACGGGGGTTTCCGAGTTCTCAGATTGGGGTTCTAGGTTAAATAATTCTTCTAATTTTCGGTTCATAAAGTATTTATTGGTAAAATTGAACTTGGTTAATTAAATCATAATCGGGCTTATAAAAGTCTTTAACACGTGTAATATAATCAGGATTTTTGTCTATTATCTCCTGTAGTTGCGCTTTCATTTTGTTAATGTTTAATATCGAAGTTTCACCATGCGAATATTCTTTTATCTCCACATCATATGAAATAGAGAATGTATTTGACATATAATTAATAAATGATGTTTTAAAGTTAGGATCCTCAAGATTAAAAAATATACAACTATCTGTGTTTAGTGTGCTTAAATAATTAACCTGATAATCAGTATGTTCGTCTAATCTAACATCTGTAAATATTTTGTTTATAGTAACAGGATTGTCTATTGTAGCGCCAGGAAATTTTCTATGAAACATTTCTATTATACCAGATATCCATCTTTTATACGGGTCTCTTAATATAACTATAAACTTATAATTTGATTGCCCCTGTTTAATAAAATTATAATTGCTATAGCGAAATCCTACATCATCTACTGGTCCCCAAAACTTTTGATCATTGGGCACATCTATTACAGCAGAGAAATTTTTACTATGCAACCATTGTAATATCCACCTTGATGCATTTTTTGGAATTGCTACATATGCGTAATTCAATGAGTTATGTGTTAAACACCCGCCCCAATCATGATTATCTTTTAACCAAGTATATTTTTTATATATAGGAGTATCAACAGATTGTATTATCATTTACTTCTTGATTTATAAAACAAATCGTCTTCAGTTATAACACGAAAAACTAAACCCTGTTGTTTACAATATGCTTTTGCTGCTGCCCATTTAACATGATTTAATGCTACTACTGCTCTGTTTCTAGCATTTGTAACTTTACTTTCGATAATACTTTGTTTTTTAGGTTTAATCTCTATTATTTCGGCTACTTGTTTACCGCCAACTGTTTCATATAATACAAAAAAATCAGGCACATAAACTGTGCCTTTGCCTGTAAATGGATTACGATATGGAATTTTTATAGCTTCACTAGCCCATTGAATAACTTTATCATGGCTATCGCAAAAAATCATAAAACTTAATTCCCAACCACTACGATAATAAGGCTTGTGATTACCTACGTATTTGTGTGGGTTTTTTGGAGTGAAAAAACTTTGAGCATATCTAGCCATTTTATTGTACTACGTTTCTAGCAGCGTTTTGATTTGGATGAGGAATAACACTTATTCCATACAATGACACTTTTGATTTAAATGAATTTACATAATAACAAATAAGACCTTGCATTTGTAACAAGCCTTGTTGTGCGGGTGTGCTACCTGAACTTATTGATTTTAACAAAGTAACAGCTGGTATATTAGTTTCTTGTGATATTAAAAAAATTAAGTATGTAAAATTTTGCGCAACTTGTGAAGATGTACAAACAGAATTAAAATATCCATTAACCATATCAAATTCAGAAAATGGTACTACTAATTGATTATTATAAAAATTATCAAATATTTGTACTGTTTGATCTAATGATAACGTACTATTATTAACTGTTACTGCCATAGTTATTTACCTGTATAACTATTTATACATCTATTTTTAGTTAAGGACCAAAGTCAGGAGTAGGAGGAGGAGCGTTAGTTATTGAACTAAGATCGGCTGCAGGTAATATAGGATCTACACCAGTGACTTGTGTTCCAGCAGTTGAAGGTGCACCTGCTTGACTTGAACCAAATACAACTTGTGTTGGGCTAGGTCCTTGAACTTGACCTGTCAATGGATTTACATTAGCAAGTATATTTGGTGGATTAGCTGATAATGCTCCACCATTAGGTGCAATGCCAGGTGACGAAGCTAAACCAGCTGGTCCAGGACTTGTTGATGCTCCTGGTAGTGTAAACGGAGCATTTCTAGTTCCGTTGTTATTATTTGTGGCAGCATTTTGTACTTGACTGTTTATTGCTCCTGAATTTGCACCTGCTGACGATGGTTGATTTGGTGGAGGTGTTGTAGTTGATGCAGGCGGTGTTGAATTAGGTGACGGATTAAGTATTGATGGTCTTCTTAATGATTGTACTTGACCCCCACTTGGTCCTGGAACAACACCGTTATTACTAATAACATAACCTTGTGTTGGAGTTCTAGTAATCGGACTTGGTGTAAGATCATATGAATGTGGCATGCCAAATCCAGTAACAATATTACTAGGTTGTGTACCGTCTAACGATCCTTCATTATAAACTACTGTTTCATAATCTATATTCATAGTGTTTCTCATAACACCAGCACCATCATCATAACTATAAGTATCGTGTTGAAAATTTGTAATAATAGGATTAATTAATGTGTATGCTAAAAAGTTATGTCTCATTAAACCAAATATTGTTATCTTTTTAAAGAAAGGAACTTTAGCAGATGAACTAGCTGATGGTACATTAGTTTCACCTATATACCCCCAGTTGCTTGTATTAGGCAATGCACTGTTAGGAAGATATTGTGTTCTTAAATCATAATTATTCATTGTAGCTACAGTAGTGGCGCCGCCAGCCGGAGGAGCAAATTCTGCTTGTGCTGCTGTGCCTGTGTTACCACTAAATGCAACGCCTGGTAGAGAACCATCAGCATAATAATATGTATAATATGCAGCCCACATCTTGGCTATTGTATTATTCATATCATCGTGAAATGAAATGTTTACTGGATCATATTTTATTTTAGTTTGTACAATTCTTTTTCTATTATATTGATTTAATTGATGAGTGGCAATTGTATAACTAGGCAATTTAATATCTCTAACTAATATTCCAATCATATTTGTTTGATCAGGAGTATTAGGTGTGTATGCTTGTGGATTTATATCAAATGATACGTGAAATAAGAATTTTTGTTTAGGCGCATTAGCAAATGAATTGCTATTAAATATTTTGTCAGCGTGACCAAAATCTGCTAATACTTTTTTAAGAGTATTGATGCCTAATGCAGATGCAAGACCATTGGCGCCTACTAACCCTATTACACTAGATAATAGAGAAGGGCTTGAAGCTGCCTCTAATGACTGACCATTATATCCTAGTGCCATGTTTTTATAATCCTATTCACGATTGGCGTGAATAGGATTTGTATTTTATTAACCGCCAGAAGCACCGATACCTGTAGCTGAATCCTGAGCGATTGCAGAATTTCTAGCAACAGCTGGATTACCCAATCCTTGAAGCGAACCATTGAGCAATTGAACTGCGTTGTCATAACGCATAGCTAATTGAATTGTTACTGCTTCACTTGTAGCATAGTTTAATGTTTGGTAGTTAGCTGATTTTAAGAAGCAACCATACAATTGCCATTCTTCTAATACTACTGGAGCATATGCACCGTTACCACCGTCTAAGATTTGAATGTTTGTTTCAAACTTGTAATCTTGACCTGCTGCTGCTGACGCTTGTTCTACAAAGTTCATTTGTTTTTGTAGTTGATCGCCAATTGCTTGACCTACAGTACCTGATGCGTCATCACGAATTGTCATGGTCAATTCTTGCCATGTGTGTTTACCAGCAAGATAGATGCGTGAGTTATACACGTTTAATGTAATTTCGTCAAACGATAAGTTTGGACGCTGACATTCCATTACTTGTTTTGTTAATGATAAACCGTCATTGCCTAAACCAAGATTGATAAAGTTTACTCTAAATCTAAACTGAAGTTTAGGCATTAACAAGCCTTGGTTTCCGCCTGAGTTGTCTCCTGCGACTGTCATGTTGAACAATGATTGTGAGGCAATTGCCATATTAATTCTCCTAATATACTATATTTAGTCTAGACACCACTGTTCATAGTGTCTAGACTTTTATCTCTTACCCTGCGTTGTTACCTAATGTACCTGTTGCCAAGATGCGAACTGGGATATAGATAAACTCAGCAGCCTTGACAGGCTCAATTGCGCAGTCTACCCATAACTCGTTAGCATCAATTCTCGCAGGTGTGTTGTTTGATTTATCGCAAACTACCAAGTAGTCATAGATACCGCGTTTAGCTACTAAATCAACAAACAATGATTGAATTACACCAGCAATTGCTTTTTGTGTAACACTATCATTAGGTTCAAACACGAACGGTCTTGCTGCTAATGTTAATTGACGGCGAATATATGCTACTAATCTTGCAACGTTTGTTCTATCTAAAGAACTATTTGATTCAAAACTTGTAATATTGCCATAGTTTAACAAACCTTGACCTGTGAAGAACACTAATGGGTTAATGTTGTTTGTGTAAAGAACATCACGAATACCTTGACTTGTCTTAATTGATACATAAGCACCTGTTTGAGCATTTACGTAACCAATTGATGATGCATTAGTAATAATACCTCTGCGTGTACCTGCTGCCGCTAACCAAGGATAAGCAACTTGGTCATTGTACAAGAATGTACTTAACATCATATGACTTGGTGGAACTGCAACTTGGTTGCCGCTTAAGTCTACTGATAAGCCCGATGGATAGAACAAGCCAAGATATGTATCACGTGTGACACAACCTTGAATACTTGTTGACGGTGCATTAGCAGCATTAGTTGCCCATGCTTGAATTGCTGTTGCATCGTTAGGTAATGTCATTGGTGTATCACCTAAGATATAACTTGTATCACCGCGATCAGTGTTGAGTGTTACCATGTCTGGTTGTAACTCACAGTAGTTAGGGCAAGCTTGTAAGTTGAAGTAGTTATCTTCATCTCTGATGTCCTGATTGGTTTCAATTGCTGCACGTAATGATTTTACAACCATTGCACGTTGAGCATATGCACCCATGTATGGAGCACCATTTTCTTGATTACCACTTTGTGTTACCCATGCATCTGTTTGTGTTGGTAAATCTTGATCTGGGAAACTATTAGCATTAAAGTAATTAACTTCATATGCTTTTACGTTAAACCCTGAACGTCTTGTATTCCATAACAACATACCTACTGGATATAAGCTTGCTTTAGGAGCATCTAAATCTAAGTAGTTACTTGTTAATAAACTTTGAATAGTTGGAATTGGATCAGTTGCTGGGTTTGTGTCACCGTTAGTTGCCCAACGTGCATCTTCAAAAATAATACCGCTTGAATTAATGCTATCAGTATTACTTAACAATACCCATTGATCCATACCGTTGTAACTCTGCCAACGATTTACCAATGGATAATTTACTAAGTCTGATGTGTCAATCCAAATATCACCGTATACTAATGCATCACCTGTACTTTGTGTAGTTGGTGCTGTAGCACTAATAATTGGACCATTTGGATCAGTATTATTTGAACCACTTGTTGGGAAGCCGTTGCTGTCATAGTTACTATTACCATAACCCTTCCAACCTGTTGATGTGTTTACCATGATGTCAACTTGAGTTGGATCACTGTAATACCATAACTGACCATCAGCAGGAGCTACGTTTGGTGCTCCTAAACTTGCTGTATAAGTAGGTGTTAATGCTACCCAGTTACTGATTTGTGTAGTATATATTGTAGCAGGAGTACCTGATACATATTGGATTGATTCTACTACACCAGAACCTACTGATGTTACTTTA